AAACATCGAAGCAATGAACGGGCTGAAAGATGTGCTGTCCGACCTGAACTTGAGCGTTCAGTTTGCTATGAGAGATAAGGAAAGGCGTGACCGTATATGAGTTGGGTTGATAGACAGCGTTCAGCGTGGGAAGAATCCGAGTACCGGATTGCGGATCACACTACGTCTAGGGAAATGGATTGGTCACGAGTTCAAAACATTGTGATTCATTACACCGGCGCGCAAACAGTCAACCGTGATACCGCCAAGTTGTTGCAAGATTCTCAACGGTATTACGTCAATAACCGTGGCTATTCGTTGGGTTATAGCGTTGCTGTGGATCAGGACGGTATGTCGTGGGAGATCCGAGGCACTGATTTCATTCCGGCAGCTAACAAGAATTACAACGGTGTGACGTGGGTAATTCAGGTGTTGGTTGATTGGCAGGATGGTTGTAACCGGAAGATGGTTGAGACTGTCCGTAACCTTGTTTGGTTTGCCCGTCGCAAAATTGGTCGTGATGTGCCTGTTATTGGTCATCGTGATATTGGTTCTACTCGTTGTCCGGGTGACGGCGTGTATATCCAAGTACAGAACAAAGTGTTTGAACCTCAGACACAGAACCCATTAAAGGAATTTGAGATGCAACTCGTTAATCCACCTGTCCGTGCGTATGACTCTCGTAAAGGCGATGGTTCGTTCGCTGATGAGGAAACTCGTAGTGTTCAGACCGGCTATCAGGGTGCGGTGTTTGTGAACGTGACTGTTGTTGGTGCTAATGGCGACGGGTTTGTCACTGTGTGGGGTGACGGTGCTCGTCCTGATGTGTCGAACGTGAACTATGCGACGGGTGACACCATTGCTAACTCGGCGTGGGTGCCTGTTGCTAACGACGGCACGATTCAGGTGTACTGCTATCGTGGTTGTGACATCTTGGTTGATGTTCAAGCGTGCTCTAAGTAAGGAGAGAACGATGAAGAAGGTTATTGATAACAAGATGGCTAAGTCGTGGCTGAAAGTGTTTGGTTCGACTGTTCTTGCACTGTTTCTTGCAGATGGTGGCGACGTTGTTGGTGTGGGCTGGGGTGATCTTCGTACTTATCTTGCCGCTGGTATTGCATCGATTCTTCCGTTGGTAATCACTTGGCTTGATCCGTCTGATGCACGGTTCGGCAAGATTGCTTCTACTGATTCCGAGGCAACCGAACAGTAGGGCAGTTGCACAGTCGCCCGAAAGGGTGTATGCTGTGCTTTATGAACACAAAAAAGAAAGAGCTAGTCAGCCCTCTTGCTGACCGGCCAACAACTATTCCCCTTGATAACGGGGCACCTGTCACAGTAGGTGACGAGATCAGCGTTCATGGCGAAGGCCGTTACAGAGTGAACGCTATTCGTCCTAACGGCGAACTGAACTGCTGGGGCAAGATCGATTCCAATGGTCTTGCGAAGCAGGGTTCTATGCGTACGTTCACTACAGCACAGATCAAAACTGTGCATGTGAAGAAGCGTATGCAGGACACGCTACGTGCGGAGGACACGCTATGAGCCAGCGCGAATTGGCACGTCTTGCTAAAGAGTGGTTCATTGCTCACGGCATGTCAGGTAAACAGAACTTCGCTGAGTTACAGCACACTCACGATCTTGACGACGATCAAATGATGATTGTCATAGATCATTTCAACAGATGTGTTCGTCGTGTCAAACAGGAGTTGTTCCGATGAGCCGTTCAACTGTCCCGAAACCTGAGCATGGTTCCCTTGAATGGTTGCGGTTACGTCACCGTGACAGCATCGGTTACCCCGTTGTGTCCGCATCTGAGTCTGCCGCTGTCCATTCTGAGCATCGTTTCAAAACGAAGTATGCGTTGGGTGCAGAGAAGCTGGACGCTGAACCTGTGGTGACTGTGCAGAACAGGGCTATGGAGCGTGGCACACGCCTTGAACCTGTGCTGGTGGAGTGGGTTGCTGACGAGATCGGTCAGCCTGTCGTTGAGCCTGTTGTGATGTACACGTACGCCACTAAGGATGCGTCGTTGATCGCGACGTTGGATGGTGTGGTCGGTGACATTAAGAACCCTGAACGTGTCGTTGAGATCAAGACGTATAACAAGACGTGGGATGAGTCAGCCGATCTTGACGGCTACGGCCCGTTGCCTGCGTACTGGTATTGGCAGGGTGTCCATCAAGCGATCTGTGCTGGTGTTGACGAGGTGTTGTGGGGCGTGTTCGACCGCACCCTTGATCTGCACTTGTACACACAGCATGTGGATAACGCTGTGAAGGAACGTCATCTTGCGGAGGTCGCAGATTTCTGTCGTCATGTAGCGACTGGCATTATCCCTGACGAGTGGGAACACACGTATGACGACATTGCTCAGTCGTTACCTGTTGATGAGGAGCCACGCCGGATAGATGAGCATGAGCCGTTGATTGCACAGTTGCGTGCGGTGCAGGCAGAGAAGAAGGAGTTGTCTGATCGTGAGGACGAACTGAAAGCCCAACTTGGGTTGGCGTTGGATGGTTCCACGGTCGGCATGATTGGCAACGATGTGGCTGTCACTTGGAAACAGCAGTCACGGGCAGGGTTCAACACAAAGTTGTTTGCCAGTGAACACCCTGATCTTTACAGCAAGTATCAGTCAACTAGCACTTACAGGGTGCTTCGCCTTAAAGGAGGCAAATGATGGATGAACCGAACGCAGAGAAGTTGCGTCTCGTTTTAGATAAGTATGCGGTGCCTGACCCAAAGATTGTCGGCAAGTTGCCACGGGGCAACATCCAGTTGGATTATGTGGGTCATGCTGAGATCACTCGCATCTTGACTGAGATCGACCCGTTGTGGAAGTTGGAGCCGTTGAAGATCGATGACGACGGTCTGCCTGCTTACAGGGTGGAGAACGGTATGGCTCACATGATGGGTGCGCTGACCTTGTTGGGTCACACCCGTTTGGGCATTGGCTCTGCACCTCACAACAAGCAGGATTTGTTCAAGGAGTTGTGGTCGGATCTGATTCGTAACACGGCTATGAGGTTCGGTATCTGCACATCGTTGTGGTCGAAGGACGAGTGGGGTGGCGAGTCTGATGTTACGCCTGCACCTAAGAAGAAGGCACCAGCGAAGAAAGCTGCACCAGCAGCACCAGCAAAGCAGGTGGACGACACACAACAGGTTGACCCTGCAATGCTTGGCCGGTTCCAAGCTGCGTGTGATGTTGCCCATATCCCAGTTGAGCAGGTCACGTTCCATGCGGGGGTCGATCTGGATAAGGCAACATTGGAGGATTTCCACAAGTTGCGTGAAGCGTTAGAAGAACTCAAACAGAAAGTAGAGGAACAGAAATGAATCGGATAACTGTTACAGGGAACATTGGTCGTGACCCTGAACTGAAGTATTCGCAGTCGGGTATGGCGATCTTGAAGTTTTCGTTGGCCGATAACTATGGGCGTGACGAGAAGAAGGTGACGATCTGGCATAACGTGACAGCGTTCAATGATCTTGCTGAGAACGCTGCCGCTTCTATCGGTAAGGGCGGTCGTGTCACTGTTGAGGGACGTTTAACTGAAGATAACTACACGAACAAAGAGGGCGTTGAGGTTAGACGATATTCAATTTTGGCTGACGATATTGCTTTGTCGTTGAGGTTCGGCGGTGCCGAGGTTGACCCGATGCCTGTCCGTAAGCAAGCACAAACTGAAGAGGAGCCGTTCTGATGAACAAAGTGCATCTAATTGCTAAACCTTTCCGTAACAGCACATGCCCGTATATGTTTGTCGGCAACTTGGATATGAGAACGGTGCGCCATTTCTACAAGGTGATGCGCCGTGACGGGATGCAACCGATAGCGGCTCGTCGCACGGTGTACCAGTTGTTGTCTGCCGGTCGTGCGTCGCTCAGCAATTTTGAGCTTGACGCAGAGTTGAACGATCCGTATTTGATGGATGCGTTCTGATGTCGAAGAACAAGGCGAAGGGCACTTCGTTTGAGACTGACATTGTTCGGTTCCTTGCTGACCACGGCTTCCCTCATGCGGAACGCCGTGCGTTGGCAGGAATCAACGATCTCGGTGATATCACAGGCACCCCTTGCCTCGTCTGGGAGTGCAAGAACCATAAAACATTGAAGTTCAGTGAGTGGCTGGAGGAAACCGAGGTTGAACGGCAGAACGCTGACGCAGATTACGGTGTGTTGGTCGCTAAACGGCGTGGCAAAGGTGACGCTGGCGAACAGTATGCGGTGATGCGTGTCGCTGACATTGTGCGCCTGTTGAAACAGGCCGGATACTAATAAAGGAGGCATCGTGAGATTGCTTCAAGCATTGTTGGCACTGATTGTTACGGCGATCAGTGGAATTCTGGGCACAGGTGATGTGCCTGACGGCTGGGAACAGGACGTGAGAGCCGCTGTGTTGGCTTCTACGGCCACAGAACCGCATCAGGTTATTCCGCAGGGGTCAGAGTATTCTGTGACCACTACAACGCCTGTCAGGGTGCGTGCCACGGTGCCTTCGTATGAGGGTGAGGGCTGGGTTGAGCCACGCTACGACGTTGATCCGCTTCCGGGCATAGAGAACGCACGTTGTGGGGATTGGTGGCAAATGGCTGTCGAAGTGGGCTGGCCTGTTGAGTGGCTACCTACGTTGGATGACATCATGTGGCGTGAGTCCCGTTGTCAGGCAGAAGTGCGGTCGTCAACAAATGATTACGGGCTGATGCAAATTAACTGGGCGGCTCACGGTGCACGCCTTACAGATAAAGGTGTCAGCAAAGGCATGTTGTATGACCCGAGAACGAACCTCACTGAAGGTTTATGGATCGCAGAGTACGCCCGTGAACATTACGGATGCTGGTCACAGCCATGGAAGTGGTCGGGTGAACGATGCTGACGTGGATCAGTCGTGCATCATGCGCTGGCGAATCAACCGAGACGTTCTACCCACCAAAATTAGGCACATACGAACACGATCACGAGACACGTCG